CACCGTGCCACCCGATGCCGCCGTGGGATTCGGGACGCTCGAAATCACCGGAGTCTGGCCCAAGAACGGATCGAGCGTAAACCCGGAATCCGCGCTGGTGTCCAGCGTGGCCGGCGTAACCGCTCCCAATCCCATGTACATCAGTTCCACCCCCTTGAAGCCATGAGCGAACCGAGACCGCCGTAGAAGCCGAGTCCAGAAAGCCCCTTAACAGACTTCAGGCCAGGAGCCACCGCAGCCCAAAACACCGCCGCCGTGACTGCGGGAGTCGCACGAATCGAAGTTGTTTTGTCGATGCCTCCAAAGAGCGAATCCAGATCCGCGCTGTAGCCCGTGACAGAATTAAGGTAGACATTCCAATGGTCAGGGGAACTCGAAAGAGAATCGCCCGATCCCGTAAAGTTGGAATCCGCAGCCGCCGCCGCCTTCAGTTGCGAGTACCAGGAATCCATCTGAGGAGCAGCCGCAGGCGCCGGAGCCTGAGTCACAAGGGGAACTAAAGCCGTCGAGCTTGCGGGAGCCGCCGCCTGTCGCCCCGTGTACCACTTGTACGCGAAGTATCCCCCGATCCCAACGAGCCCCACTTTAACCGCAGCGTTCATAATCAGGACCTCACCACAAAGAACAAAGCGACCACCGCCGCCAGAAGGCCCCACACCGGAATCGAAGACCCGCCGACGTTCACGGATGCGCCGGCCGCATTGCTCACTGTGGACGCTACCGAGTCGTCAACCACGTTCGGATCATCGGAAATCGGACTTCGATAACCTGAGAACCAGTTAAAGCACCCAGCCGCGTTTGTCCACTTGCACGCGCCGGCTTGCCGATCCGCTATGCAGTTGGCACCCGCGGCCCCCGGTACTGAAGCGCACGCCTGTTCGAGACCCGACCAGACCTGATCGAAGATAGAGAGCGCCGCCGTTTGCGCCGATTTATACCGAGGAATCGAGAGCGCCATGTACGTGTCGAGGTTCTGTTTTAGAAGCGATTCGGCTTTGTCCGCGTACTCGGAAGCTGTGATGCAGTTCTGACCGCACCCCTTTCCAACCCCGATAGCCCCCAGCAGTTCAGCAGCCGCCCCAGCGGCCGCAACAAACGGAGCGGCCGGCCCCGTGAATGGCGCGGCGCTCAGAAGCATACCGCCAGCCGCTTGGATATCTTGAGCCCCACTGGCAGCGCCAAGGCCGAATTGAGATGGTCGCATCACGTACACGTCAACCCCGGCTCTTGTTCATCATCATGAAGACCAGAAACAAAGCAGCCCCGCCCAGGAGCAATATCGTTCCCGTGCCCGTGCCGAGCCCGACGCTGATCCCGGTTCCCACTGGCACCGCAAGCCCCGTTGCTTGCCGCAAAATCTGACCGTTCGCACCGACGACCGTACCTGGTTGAATCGCGTTGATTTCCGCCAGCGTCATACCGGACTTCGCTAAGGCCGTGGCGAAGCCGGCCCAATTCGCGGAGTTTTGAGCCGGCGCAACGAGTGAGCCTTGCGGAAATCCCGACCCCGCCCCGGTATCGACCGAAGCAACCGGCGTCGAGAACAGCGAGGACAGAAAAGAGGAATCGTCAACGTACGGGACGGCAGGCGCGGCCGATCCCGTCAAATCCGGCAGCGTCGTAACGTCGTCGCCCAGACCCCGCACGTACTCATGTAGCCGCGACGAGACCGCGGCCGAGTCCGGTATGGGAGACCCAGACGTATCCCAAATCTGTTTTCGGTGAACGTCGTATGCGGGAACTTCCCAGCCGGGATAGTTGCCGTGGGACGCATCGAGCGCGAGACGTTGACCGTCCTCCAGGACCGCCCGCGGGTAGACGTGCGTAAAAACCTCCGGCTCCCGAGGGTCCACGGCCAGCGTAACCAACTCGCACCGAACGCCCAAGCACTTTAAGAGCGCCGCTATCAGCATCGTGAATGCCGAGCAGTCGCCTTCGGGACGAGGTTGCGTCAACACGAACTCAGGAGCGAGAAGCAGTTGCTTCTTTTCAGGGAACGCCGCTACGGTTTGTTTGAATTGCTCATGCGGCAGGACGTTCACCGTGTACTTGGCGAACCACCAGGCCGCACGCGCCAGGTTTGCGTTACCTGGAATCGAGTCCGGTTCATTGCCGAAACGCTGAACTGCGTCACGCGCCGCCCGTTGCACCGCGGGATGCTTCGTGGCGCCGTTCACGAGCTTGCACATGAAGGCCACCGTTTGAGCAGTGGCAACGTCCGGGATCAGGGAGGGCTGGAACGCTCCCCAGGAGCCAGCAGGTTGCGAGGCCATCAACCAAGATGATAGCCACGCCCCAAGGCATTGGAAATGCTGGGGAAGACAACCTAATAGATTAGGTGTAGTATAAGGCGAACGCAGTATAACGCAGCAAAAACGCAGCATTTTGCAAATGCAGGGAGCAAAAAACTGATGCCAAAGAGCGAAAAAACCGGCGAAACAGCCACCGCGACAGCCGAGCGGCCGCCCAAACGAACCGGCCGGCCCCCGAAAAGCGAGGACCGCATACCGAAGGTGATCGGATTCTTCAACCGCGTCCAGTCCATCAACAAAGAGGACTGGGGAACGCGGGCCTACATCACGGTTTATCGTTTGGAGCCTTCGATAGACCGTACCCGACTCGGAGAGCCGAAGCACATTGCCAAATATTCGGAGCCTGTCGATGCAGACCGAATCAAGGTAGACCAGGGCAGCGGACGATACCGCCTCTACCTTGGATTCAAGGCCCCCACCGAAAAAACGGAACGCGAACTCGATTCCATCGAGATCGACATTCTGGACATGAACTTTCCGCCGAAGTTGGCCCGCGGCGAATGGCTCGATATCCCGTATAACAAAAAGTGGGAATGGTGTAGAACCATGCTTCCAGCGACCCCGACACAACAGGTCGAGCAACGCCAGTCCGCAGTGGGGGAGCTTGCCGAAACCCTTGAAGTCCTGGACGGCATCACATCCCGCGCCCGCGAACAAGCCAAGCCAACGGAAGCGCCGGCCCGCGAATCAACGCTCGATATCATCAAAGGCGTCAAGGAGATGATGACGCCGCCCGCCCCGGCCACCGAGAACAAGATGCTCGATACGGTTGTAGCGTTGCTCACTAAGCAGATCGACTCACAGGCCGCGGCGAACAGCGAACTCCGCAAGGAAATCGCGGACATGCGGAACAACCCAAAGGACAGCAAAGGAGGGATTCTCGGAAACCTCACGGGCATCGTGGGAGAAGTGAAATCTATTCTCCCCGACCTCAAGGAGATGTTTCCAGCCTTGGGTGAGAAGGTCGGAGCCGTAAGCCGCGCCGTACGGTCCAACATGACCGGAGACCAAGAGTTTTGGCAACCCATTGTCAACCGCATCGTGGAAGCCATCACGCCGGCCGTTCCGATGTTCGTAAACCGCCTCATGACGCCGACCAACGGACAGCAGCCGCAGCAACCGCCCACGCTCTTGCAGCCCGCGCCAGGAGCGCAGGCCCCCGGTCCAGGAGCAGCCCCGCCAGCCACCGGACCCGAGCCCCAACCGTTCAACCCACAGCAGGCGTTTGAGTTTCTGAAAGCCCACGCCAAGCCTTTCTTGGATTGGTTCAAAGACGGGATGCCGGGAGGGGAATTTGCGGAGTCGATCTTTAACCTCTATGGCGCGGACTGGCAAGGCTTACCATGGCTCCATGCAAAGCAAACTTTCGGAGCCGATAACATCGTGGCGATTTTCAAAAAGTCACCGTTCTGGCCTGAGATCGCCACCATGGAAGCCGCGTTTGGAACCTTCGTTACAGACTTCGTAGCGTGGCAACCAGGACAGGAACCGCCACCGGACGGCCAGACAATCAACACAACCGCACAGGAGGCGGGGAACTGAAATGGACGACGACGAACTCTTAGACGCCCTCATAGAAGGCGTTACCGAATGCCGGGAACTCGCAGAGAAATTGCACGCGCCGGCTGAACTGATCGCCAAACTCGTGGAGCTTGACGAACTCAGCGACGAAGAAGACGACGGAGACAACATCGAGGAGGACGAACAGGAATGAGCGACCCTCAGAGCATCGAGGCTGTCACCGTCTGCCGGCTCTGCAAACACGTTATCGCCCTCACCGGCTTATCGGTTCCAATCGTCGGAGAGCGACCAGAAGACCGGGCCACCCGGTATGTAGCAGCCCTCCGCGATCACATCAACCGCCGACACCCTCAGCAGGCCGCATACATCGAAGGCATGAAGAAATGGACGGGCGAGTTTATCGTCATCGAGTGCTATGGAACCGAAGACGCCGTACTCCAGAAAGGCCGGGAGTACGCCAGGGCAATCCTGCATGAGATGACGCGCAAGAACCGACTTTCGGATTCAGACCTGAAAGAAGGACTCGCACGTTTCGGAAAGACCACAGAAGAGATCGACGCCCTCATGCCAGTTGCGAAGTACTTGCGAGATTTTCTGAGCGAACAAGGAGAGTTTCAGCACCCGGCAGTGAAGCACGCCGAGGCCCAACGCGCGGCCTTGCAGCCCGATTAGAGGCTGAAAACGACAACCATACTCGGGAAGGGCGCCGGATGCTTCGCGCCCACAAAGGTTAGCCGGCCCCGAATGAATCGAATCTCCCGAGCATAAGGCAAGACCAAATCGTGAAACCATTTGGTATCCACCCGAGCCGGCAGCAGAAACACCGCTAGATCCGCCTCAGGAGCCCGCGCCAACCATTTCCGAATACCGGGACCATAAGGCGGATTCACGAACACCCTGCGGCCGGCCCACGGCAGGAACAACGTAGCAAGCCCGTCTTCAGTTCCACCGGAAGGGCAAGGGTCCAGGTCGAAATGAAACTCCCGATCTAGTTGTTCGTAGACCTTCGGAGGGGTAGGCCATTCAACGGTCTGAGACTTGAAGACGACGCGATTCATTGACGGCTCGATTCCGGTTTTCCCGTCTCCATCTTGCTCTTCTAAGATTGCCGCACGTTCTACACTCGCGGCGTGTTTTTCCATCGTAGAAGGTCAGGTTTGGGTCCTTGAGAACATGCCCTTTCTTACAGTATGCGTGTGGGCGATCTGCCATTATCGAGATTTCAGTACCAGGGCCATTTCGTGACCGTAGCCCAACTCCCCCACCAGCATATCGACACCAACGTACACATGGCCGTCAGGCAATCTGCCGCCGTTCCGAAGGGCCAACTTGCAGGCCAGGACATGAGCAGCCAACCAGAAGAAATGACGCTCCCAGGGCCACTCTACCGGACGGCCCCGAGACCGTTTCATGAAGCGTTTTCCTTCAACGTAATCGGCAGGACACACACGCGCCGACTATGGCACCGCGGACAGGGATTGCGCTGCATGAAAGTAGTACGCTTTCCACTCCAGCCGCAGCTCGAGCAGACTACTTTCACTTTGGGATACCAAACCCGGCCCCGGCTCATGCCGCCGTGCGGTAGACCAGACCCCGCTTTTCGTCTTTCTCGGTCGAGACCTTGACCCCGTGTTTCGATTGCAAGGTAGAGATGAACCCGCGGCAGCTATGCCGTTGCCAGCCCATAGCCTCCATCAGTTCAACCACCGAGACCCCTTCCGAGCGCCAAAGCAAGGAAAGAACGCAATGCCGCTTTTTCGCGTGCCGAGCGCCGGCCGCGCTTTCAACCTTCGGAGGTTTCGGCCGCGTCGGAGAACCGTGCGCGCGTTTCGCCTTCGGCTCAACAGCCTTCGGCTGAGGGACCGGAGCTCCAGGTTCAGCGGCAATCCGCTGGATCGCGTTCCAAATCTGTTTGACGCCATACGGCCGGTTTCGGAACTTCTTTACCGGACGCAACTCCCCGAAGGGCGCCACGCCAGCAAAGCTATTCCAGATGGCCTCCAGGTCTTGACGGGTCCACTGTTCGTTATCCGCCAGGGCTTGAAGCTCCGATTCGGTCTTGAAGGAGAGCGAACCTTTCAACTTTTCCGCTTTCCCGAAGAGGATGTTTTTGTCAGAGTCGATGTAGAACATGGATCGACAGTACACCCAATCACCAGGAGCCGTCAAGATCCCAAATCTAGACTAAGTACTATCCCCCGGAAAACGGCTTTCAGGACCGGCTGTAGAATCCCAACGCTGAAGAGAAAAGGCGGCAACCTTGAGTTATCCACAGCCAAGAGGCCCACCGCACCCCAAAGCAAGCCGCAGAGGACTGGAGAGCTTTGAAGCGGATAGACTGATCGCTACAGGGGAAGAGACGGCGAAACCAGTACTTTAGATGGATACGCTAGTACTTTCGAGGGATACATATATGTACCCCAAATTCCGCGAAACTTGCGAGTTTAGGCCGAAACTTGAAGGTTTCGCCTTTTGTTCGTTGCTTCGCTTTTTGTTCGCTTGAGGGGATTCACCACAGCCGGAGGCCAGCGGAGACGATCCGAACGGCCCCCGGCTTTCGTGTGCGATTCTTCCGAACATGACGTGTGAAGACAGTATGCTCCCAAAGAACAAGCCGTGTCAAGCGGCAATGCAGGGGAAGGGTACTACGCCGAAAACGATTCCCACGCCTTCGCGTAGTCTTCGTACCCGAGCTTCCGAGCCGCCGCCGCACAATCCCTCCAGGACGGCCACTTGCCGGCCTCTACATGCAACTCGCGCCGAAGCTCACGCCACATCTTCGATTCAGCATCCCGCGCCGCGCTGATTCCAGTTGCCACCGGGACCGGATCTTGAGGAACTCCCCGAGACTCACGTACCCACTGGCGCCGCGTTTGGGCCTCTTGTTGAATCGCCTCACGCTCCGCGCGTTCGACTCGAATCTCCGAAGCCGTATCGAGCAGTTCCGCGGCAGTCGGACAGAACGCCGATTGTTCCGCCCAGCGTTGCGCCAGAAACGCCATGGGAACGTCTTTTGTCTCGGAGACCTGTTTCAGGTCTTGAGCAAGCGCAATCATCTCCGGCGTCGTCTTGGGGTAGTTCGCGCAACGTGAAAATCGGCAGACGATTTCCGTCGCAGCTTCAAGAACAGGGTCTTTTGAGGGTTGATCGGAATCGGCTCTATCGAGCTTGCTTAACCCGGCTGTTTCGCCCATGCGCAGATTATCTCCGGGACGCGAAGCAAAAGCAAGCCCGAACCGTGCGGCGTTCTCCCGTGGTACGTTCTAAAACTTTCCTCTACTGCTTTCGAGACAGTCCGGTCATTCACCAGGTGTAAGGGAATTTCCGCCGCGCTTGCCGCTTCGTTCGATTTTCGGATCAGGCGTTCGATGAACTGCCCATCCACACCGGAATCGTGGGCTTGTATGGCTTGTTTTGTGAGGGGAAAAGTGGGGAGGGCTGCTGCTGCTTTCTCTCCAAGAACCTCCAAGGCAGCAGCAGCAGCACCCTCTTTCTTTCTATCACTATCTTTCATCCTTATATGTGGGAGACGCCCACGTACCCCAAAGGGAGTCAGATTCGTACCCCTCACGGTTTTTGCCGGGGTACGGGGTTGAGCCTCAGAATCGGGTTTCAAAAGGTGTTTCAACTCCGCTTCTTTCTCGGAAATGGTTTTGCAAAGAGCGCCGCATTTCTGGAGTACTTCTGGAGCCGGAAGCCGTTCAAGCCCAAGTTTTCTGATCCACCGTTGGAGGTACAACGGGAGGTCTTCAGGGACCTCCAGGACCGGCCGGGAGTCTTCGGACGCCTCAGGCAGTTGTTTCTCCGGCCGCGGGATGGCCCAGCAGTGGATCGTAATTTCCCCCTTGCGGAGCCCGCCGTCGCCGCCCTGTCGCTCTGCATACCCCTCCAGTTCCAGAGAGACGAGCGACCGCCGCACCTGTGCCGGCGTCAAGCCGGTTTCAGCCGCTATGTCGCCGCGGGTCAGGGGTACACGTTGCCCCTTAACCAACTTGACGGCCATCTCTTCCTGGAAAGCCATCGTATGCAAGGAAAGACACGCCCAGGCCCGCGCTTTTTCAGACCAGGCCGAGTCTCGCATGATCCGCCGCGGCTGCGCTTTCGAGGTCTGGTAGAACTCCCCGGGCCCTACGCCAAGCTCAACGAGCCATTGTGGGGCGCCGCCGGCTTCAGACTGCGCTTGTTTTCTGGTAGATGGGTGTGGTAGGCTTGAACTGGACATCGAAAGAGTCTCCTGTTAGAACATGAGGCCCCGAGGGACTGGACACCTGAGGGGCTTCTTTTTTTGAGCACGGCAAGTTGATTCTACCGCCCTTCAGAAATCAGCGTAAGAGAACATCCGGCGAAACCCCTTCAACTTCACAGAGCGCCAACACGGATTGTTTCAGCCGTTCCACCGCGAGAGCGCAGTATCGCTCCTCAATTTCAGTAAACAACCACCGACTTTCAGTCGGTGGTTGTTTACTCTGTTTGGACTTGTGCCACCAGGTCCCGGGCATCCCCGCAGTAGATTGTTACCCCGTTCCTCTTGAAAGTACGGCGTCATTGATTCCAACCGGCCCGCTTCCGTCTTTTGTTGGCCCGTCGCGCGTCTCGGGCCAGTTGCCGCCACCGGAAGCCCCGCAGTTTGGTTAAGACGTACTCCCGAACGGTCAGAGGACGCGCCAGGGATTCAAAAGCAAGTTGCTTCATGCCGCCTTCTTTATCCATGGGTGCTCAATGGCATAATCGGCTTCAGAGATGATCTTAGAATCGAAGGGTTTCAAACAGTTGTCGCAGGCTCCCTCTCTTTTCCCCGTGCCATCGCAGGCCGAGCAATGGTGGGTATGGCAATCGCCGCGTTACAGCCTAAAATCGCCGTGGCGCAGGATTCCACCAGGCAGACGAAATCAACCGCCTTGATTTGTTCATCTTCCCCGAACCGCAACGGACCCTCTAAGGCGTTGCGGGCTTCTATAATCGTCATGCCGCCTTGCTCCGTTTCCACCGGGCAAGCAGGGCCTTCATAGCCGAGGCCCGCCGTTGTTTGGCCGTGAGGCTCCCATTCAACGCCACGGCTCCCATGCGGGCAATCTCCCGGCGCCGTGCAGCCGACAAAGCCTTAGCCCGAGCCGGCCCGCCCTTCTTTCCCAATTCGCTCATTTGCAGGTTCTTTTCCGCTGTAGACCGGGCTACAGACGCAATCGAGACGACAGGTTCAGGGTCAAGCCTGAGAAGATGAAGCCCGCCAATGAAAGCCTTCAACCGTTCAGAGAACTTAAACCATTCTCCGTTGTCACGCTCAACCTTGAAGCGTTCATGCAACTCCGCTTCGAGCGCCCGATCCCCTGGAATCCAACCGAGCAAGTCCAACGCAAACGGGCTAGGTCTCAATGCACCCAACTCCAAGAACCGGCGTCTCGGTTTAGTTGAGAAACCAATCTTGACAAAAGAGGAATCGGAAGTCCCGACAAAATATATGAAGCCTTCCACTACGCCGCCTTTCTTTGTTTCCAGAGATCCCAACGGGCCTTCAGAGCTTTGAGAGCCGAGGCGCGGCGTTGTTTCGGGCTCATGTTCCGGCGCCCCGCCCGCCCCGCATTGGCCGCAATCTCGCATCTCCGCGCCCTAGACAACGCTTTAGCCCGTGCGAATCCGCCCAGGCTTGCAGCTTCAGAACGTGTCATCCAAAGGCATAGTACCCGGTTTTCAAAAAGAAAGCAAGTACGTATTGACTTTCGCACGGCAAGAACGTAATATGAGGGCGTACGTTTTGGAAAGGAGGCGCGGCTATAGCCTGATTCCAGAGCATCGCGGGGCGGAAAATCCTCCAAGATGGAATTTGCATGAACCCGCCCCGCGACACCCTACCGCGCTACCCCATGAACGAAATACCAACGGTCCTCAAGGCCGCCGCCGCGTTTAGTTTGGTTCTCGTGTGCTGGATCTTCCGAGAGGCTTGGAGGCTCAGAAAATGACTGCCGCATTGATGCTCTGCTGGCTTCTCCCCTGCCCTCTGGTTCAGTTGGGCGTTATGGGGATGTTGACGTACAGGAGCTTCAGGAGCCGCCCGTGGCGCTAATCTGCTACCAGAAGCGGAACTTTGACGAGGCCACAAAGCGCACGATTGCCCGCGCCGTCTCGATTCTTGAGGAATACGCCGAGCAGGGGTACGACCTCACGTTACGGCAACTGTACTATCAGTTCGTGGCCCGCGGCATCATCGCCAACAAAGACACGGAGTACAAGCGTCTCGGGTCCATCGTGAACGATGCGAGGCTTGCCGGCCTGATCGACTGGGACCACATCACCGACCGCACCCGGAACATGCGGCAAAACTCCCACTGGAACTCACCGCAGGAAATCATCGAGACGTGCGGCCGGCAGTTCCAGATCGACAAGTGGGCCAAGCAAGCAAACTACGCCGAGGTTTGGGTTGAGAAAGACGCCCTCGTGGGAGTCCTCGAAGTCGCCTGCCAGCCGCTTGACGTTCCGTACTTCTCTTGCCGAGGCTATACTAGCCAGTCGGAAATGTGGAGCGCCAGCCAACGGCTGCTATCGAAGCTCCAGGCCGGAAAAACGGTTCATATTATCCACCTTGGAGACCATGACCCAAGCGGAATCGACATGAGCCGCGATATCGAAGATCGGCTCAGAATGTTTATGAAGCATCACGTTGTAAAAGACTTCGTGAAGGCGAACAGCCGCCGAGACGGAGAGAAAGCCGACGCGTACGAAACCCGCCTCTCGGAGACCTTAGCGACGTACTCGGAGTACGTCGCACCCCTTACTTTCCACCGGATCGCCCTCAATATGGCCCAGGTACGCCAGTACGACCCGCCGCCAAATCCGGCCAAGATAACCGATTCCCAAGCCCAAGCTTACATTGCCAAATTTGGGAACGAATCGTGGGAACTTGACGCCCTGGAGCCCTCCGTCATCACGGCGTTGATTCAGACAACTATCGAAGACCTCCGCGACGACGACCAATGGAACGCAGCCGTTGACGAGGAACGCCGGCATCGGGGTAAGCTCGCAGCTTGCGCGAAGCAGTGGCCCGCCATTGCAGCGAGGCTCAGATGAAACTCTTCGGCATCCGTTCCAAAGGTCTGTACCACCGGAAGAAGCCCGTGAGCACGATTCTGATAGCCAAGGCGGGCTGGATCGGACCTTGGGAGCGCGAATGAGCGACGAATACACGGAGACGGCGATGTTGACTGTGAGTGCCCGGAGTAACGAAGAACTCGGGCGCCGTCTCGCAGCCGCTTACATCTCGTATCAGATGGGGATCACTATCGGATATGCCTACAAACACTACACACCCCAGGACAAACCAGTAGGCTCGTTTTGGGTGAATCTTGCCGAGCAGGTAACGCAATGGCTCAACACTCACCGGGAAAGCCCGCCGCCTTTGGGCTTGGTTCAATGAGGGAGCGCAACGATGGATGAAAACAATTGCCGTCTTTATCTTGATCAGAGCCTTGATGCTTTTGACGACCGCTGCACGGAGGGTAAAGGGCATAAGGATTCAGTAGCGTATGCGGCCATTGCCCAGGCTCACGCCCTTTGCCGCATCGCAGACGCCCTAGAAAAGCTGGCAGCGAAAGAATCCGGTCCACTGCCGCCACGCCCTTGCTCAAAATGCCAAGGCCCCGGAGCATTCGAGATTTCCGACGTATGGTGGTGCCAGAAGTGCTACAGCAAGACCCACGAGCCGCCCACCAACCCGTACCATGGCATCCGTTGTGCCATCTGCCATGAGCTTGCAGGATCGCACCACAAGCTATCATGCACCGTGCAGGGCATTGTTATGCCAGGTGGGATATTTTTCACCCCCGACCGTGAACAGAAGCCCCGTTGCCCGGAATGCCAAGGTACAGGGCTGTTTCACGGACTCGGAACATTTTGCTCTTGCCAAACCGGGAAAGACCTGGAAGCGCAGCAGAAACGCATGGGACACCTGGAGGCTTGAATCCGATGCTTAAACTTTCCCCGATTCCAGCGCGAACCGACTTGACCGACCGGGAATGCACCCGCCTGATTGGCGGCATTCTTGAGACTTTTGCCGGCATGACGGACCTAACGACATTGCGCCGCGCCATCCAGTGGTGGGCCGAATCTGACGATGCTTGGAAAATGATCGACATCCACGAGAGGGCGATGCGCGCGGCCGGCCTTTCCCCGACGAAACCAGGAGAGCGATTCGAGGGATGAGACCGCTTGACCACATCGCCCGCATGACCCTAGACGCCGCAGCACACGAGTCCAAGACGCCTCAGGAAGCCACCGAGCAGGCCGAAGCCGAGCGTATGGTTCCCATCGAACGGGACCGAGAACGCGCCTTGTTAGGATTCGATATTCTAAATGAACTGATCGAGGCGGGACGGGGAGACGTACCCCGAGAGCAGATACCCATTGACTGGAGAAGCCGGCCCCGTCCGAAACGGAAGTTTGCCGAGCCAAGAGGAGCAAGGAAAGGCCCGAGGCTGGCCCAGGAAGCCGCCAGGATGAGGGAACGCTACCGAAAAGAGAGGCACGGATGAAGTACCGAGACCGATCCTACAAACCGAATTGTCCCGCCTGCGTTGCCATGAGGCAGCACGTATTAGAGGACTGGATCGCGTTTCACCCGCTGGCCGGCCACGGATTCACCGGGATTGTCTGGACCGACGTAAGGGCTCAAAAAGAGCATGAGCAGGACGTTGAAGCCGCGAAATTGCAACTTGTACCGCCCAAGGAGGCCGCATGAAGAAACTTTTTGGCCCAACTCCAGCGGAAACCAAGGCGTTGTGTTGGGTCGCTAGCGATGCCGATAAGCTCCTGGACGCCTACCTAGATAACAAAGTCACGGCCGAAATTGTCAAGTCATTGACGATCTCGCTGAACGAAGCCTTAAGCCTTCTAGGGCCTTCAGAGGACGAAGACGAAGACTGCTCCGACTACTTTGAGAGCCGCGCAATGACTTTAGATCACGACTGGGATGGAGCAAGACCGGCGCGGAACCGGCATAGCAAACAATTCGTGCTCGAAATCGAGGATGTACCGCCCAAGGAGGCCGCATGACCGAATATCCAGATTTGACATGGGCTGAAAAGCGAGTGCTGCAGCAGGGTTTTTGTCCAGACTGTGGTTGTAAAACGAAATGGCAAGCGGGACCAGAAGCCGGCATGTGCCAGAACTGGCAGTGTGGTAACTGCGGGTCGAGATTCAATATCGCGGACTTCGTTCTCGGAGGACCACCGATCCAGTTTGCGGAGCGTATCTCGGAACCACAACCGTTCCTCAAACACAGTCTTGCACCGCCCAAGGAGGCCGCATGAGGCTCACGATTCTGATCCATCGCCAGACCAGACACGAGCCGTCCGAAGGCACATTGAAAGCGTGGGTAGTGCAGGAAGGCCAGCGCGGGCCTCAACTGCTAACCGGCCGCGTCACGCACGTGGAGAGCGCCCAGATGATAATCGCAAAACGGCTCCAGGCAGACGCGCCGGGTTGTAGAATTGAATGGACCATCGAAGACTACCGCGCAGAGCAGGAGACCGAGACAATCAACCGTGAACCCCTCTGATGAAATCGAACGCTTAAAAGGCATCGTACGTTCTCAAGAGGCCGCACTAGCCCACTGGCGCCGGGAAGCGGATCAGGACGCCGGAACGATTGCCCGATTGAGCCGGGAACTGGACGCCGTTCTAAAGCACCACGAGTACGCCGCCCCGATTCAGAACGCTTATGCCGCCCCAGCAGTTAAGATCGATCCAGGGGGCGTACTTCCGCACCCGTTCTATGTAGTCGAAGGGAACTGCTTTTGTGGGGAATGCGGGGGCGGAATCTTGCATCCGGTTCACCAAACACCGGCCAAATAGTGGTACTCTCGTGTTGGAAATGAATCACCGGAAGCACCGTCCAGTCTTCTGCTTTGAACTGGTAATCAAACGGCCCCGGACTCGAAAACAATGGTGGGAGTGGATCTTGTGGCTTCTCTTTGGTCCACCCCTAAGGAGGCATCACCGTATGACATCGTTTAACACCACCGATGGTACGAAACTCGATATTGCCATCGTCAACATCGTGGACTCCGCAGGGCAGCCCACGGTCCTGAAGTCGGTTCCGGTCTGGACCAGTTCAGACCCAACAATCCTCAACCCGGTCGCCGCCGCTGATGGCATGTCCGCGGACGGAGTTGCATTGAAGACCGGCACGGTGACCATCACCGCATCAGCCGATGGCGTTTCGGCTTCAATCGCCATCACCGTAGCCGCGGGCGGCGCCGTGAGCTTCCAGTTGACGGTGACCGTCGTTCCCGACACGCCGCCGATTCCGAATCCCCCGGCCGCTCCGTAGGCGCCTCATGTTGCGAATCTTGGCCCTTGCCGCGGCCTTTATTGCCGCGGCAGGGGCACAGACCCCAAGTCCCATAACGGTTCAGTTCGGAGGTCTGTACTGCGCTGCAATCCGGCGCCCTCCGGTTCAGGTCCAAACCTACTGTTATCTGTATCCCGCCAGCCCGAGTGGATGGGTCCTGGTCGCCAACGCCATCAACACCGTCACCCCAGGCAGTATATTGGTCAGCACTGGACAGTGCTCCGCGTCCAGTCCCAATTCCGATCCAACGAAACTCCCCACATGCACCGGAGGCGATGCCATCGCGTGGCAGTTTTGGCTGATGCCGAACGGAACGATCCAGTACAACTACGCTGCTGGAGCCGCAGCAACCCTCGTGTCGGGCACGTTGCCTTGACATGCACAATATGGGACTGGAACTGAAATCCAAACGGATTCTTGTGACTGGCGGCGCCGGTTTCGTTGGATCGAATGTTGTGGCGCGGCTGCGCCGCATGGGGTGTGAGCAGATTGCAGCGCCCCGTCGCCGGGAGGTCGATCTGACGCGGGAAGCCGCGGTCAAGCGGCTTTTCGAGTGGCGTCCCGAGGTGGTCATTCATGCCGCCGCGGTAGTAGGCGGCATCGGAGCGAACCGTCAGAATCCCGGCCGGTTCTTCTACGAGAACGCGATGATGGGCCTCCACGTCATCGAAGCGTGCCGCCGCCACGGAGTGGAAAAGACCGTCGTTCTGGGCACGATCTGCGCGTACCCCAAGTTCGCGCCCGTGCCTTTCCGCGAAGAATCATTGTGGAACGGCTATCCAGAAGAAACCAATGCGGCGTACGGCATCGCCAAGAAAACGCTGCTAGTGCAGTGCCAAAGCTATCGCCAGCAGTACGGCATGAATGCCGTATTCCTGCTGCCAGTGAACTTGTATGGGCCGAGAGACAACTTCGATCCGGAATCGTCGCATGTGATCCCAGCTTTGATTCGCAAGTGCGTCGAAGCTGCCCAGAACGGCCTCCCCGCAATCACGCTGTGGGGTGACGGATCGCCAACGCGCGAGTTTCTGTACGTCGAGGACGCCGCCGAAGCCATCGTCATGGCAACGGAGCGGTACAACTCCGGCGAACCTGTGAACATAGGCAGCGGAGCGGAAATCTCAATCCGCGATCTGGCCGTCAAGATTGCTGCGCTGTGCCGGTTTGCGGGACGCTTGGAGTGGGACGCATCTTTCCCCAACGGACAGCCGCGCCGCTGTCTGGATACGAGCCGCGCGGAGCGGGAGTTTGGATTTCGCGCGCACACGAATCTGGACGCGGGGCTCGCAGCCACCCTCGATTGGTATTTCCGCTCGTAACGCCATATAATCGGAAGCATGAAACTCCTTTCAGCCCTTGCACCCTTGCTTTTCACTCTGGCAGCGTACGGGCAAGGAACGCCAGACATCCAATTCCAATCGACCTTTAGCGCGCAGGCTCCCGGCACAGCCCACTCGAACAAAGGAGCCTCAGCCGTCGCCTTCCGATTCACCTACTACACCGCAGCCGCAACCGGAGTGTCGGTTCGGCTTGAAGGAACCGACGACCTAAACGGGAGTCCGAATCCGGCCAACTGGGGTGTCTTGACCGCGGCGCCAGGTTCGACGACGCCGGCCGTAGGAACGACCTCAGGAGAGGTTGCCTACTGCTGCGATTACAAACCCTGGATTCGCGTCAATCCAACCACCTTAACCGGGAACCCAGGCTTTACCTTAACCGCTCAGACGTACGGCTACAAAGGCACATCAGCCGCAAGCGTGGCCCCTGGTACGGTATTCGGAGGTCCGTTCACCCCTGGTAACGTCATCATTGGAGCCGGAGGGCAGAACATTCAAGCCTCAACCACGCCGCTCGTAAACCTCGTAGTCAACCCCATGACAGACCTCGGAGACATGATCTTCGGGCAAGCGGCAGGAGCGCCGGGGCGTGTACCCGCAAGCATTTCGCCAAACACGTACTGTCTACTTCAGACTGGAACGGGCGTAATCTCGGCCCAGCCCGCGTGGGGGCCTTGCCCCACAAATGGAACACTGACGTACTACATTGCTCCCACCCCGTCTAATCTGACCAACGGAAGCGCCATCGTCCACCAGGACATCCAGATGCTCACGCCCCCGTACTCCCCCATCACAAATATCGACATCGCGCACAACGCTGCCGGAGACGTGGTTTTACAGAGCGCCGCCACCGATCCGGGATTTCCGGGGCTTACGTTCATACCAGCCGGCCAGTACACGTTTCACATCCACGCCGAGCGTCTTTCGGGGAACCGCGCCGTGACCCTGTACGGCGTATTCCGAGAAGTGACCGCCACAGGCGTATCCGTGGGAACCATCGGGACGCAGACCGAATCGACCCCCGCCCTCACAGGGGCACAGCTCGAATACCCGCTAGAAATGCCCGATGCGAACACGTACAGTCTGGCCTCTTTAACATCGCGGATCGTCCTGGATATTCATGCGGTTTTCACCGGAGGCAGCAACAATACGACCGTACGGCTGTTTGTCGGAGGCACAGCGGACTCGCATATCAGCCTACCATCGAATACCATAGACGCAACCACCTTCATTCCCTACACGGGAGCGACGGCATCCGTTTATTTAGGTGATCAGGGATTATTCATCAACGGAACCGCAACCTTGGCATTTCTGCCGGATTCAGTCGGGACGCCCGCGGCGCCTACCGTGACGCAGGGAGGGACCGGAGGCGTCGTTCACTACGCCTACAAAGTCGCGTGGCTCACGCTGGCAGGAAACAGCCTTCTCTCGGCAGCGACGACAACCACAACCGGGAATGCCACGCTCTCGGTGACGGACTACAACATCATTGATCCCGGGGCGTGCCCCGCCGGAGCCACCGGGTTCGTGGTGGACCGCACCACCGGCAGCCCTACGGGCACGCTTCCCATCGTGGGAGTTTGCGGGACGCCCATGCACGATATCTACCCCAGCACCACTCCAGTGAAGACGGTCCCGGTCGCGCTCGATCTGACCACGGGCCTCTACGCCTCGCAGGTGACATCGGGATCTGGATGGTTCGGAGCCCCGCTTTATACGATGAGCAGACACTCTTCTCTGGGGTTCGGAGGAGCGGCCATCAATGGCATAGCGACCCCCACATCCGGATTCCATACAGGCGTCGGAGCCTTGGCTGAAGCCAGCAGCGGCAATCCCGTGGGAATCTACGCCGAAGCCAGCGGAAAAGATGGCGTGACAGGCGCGGCCGGAGTGAACTTTCTTGCGGTCCACATTGGCGATGTGAACCCTACAGGGCCAATCTATGGAGGCTATGGAGGCATCCTGCAATATGACGCGGGCAACGTGCCTGGCTGGAGCGCCGTCTACACCGCGGCCTTGCAATTCAGCGCGGGCTCCGGGAGGTTCTTGCACGTCTCCGGATTCGACTGTCAGAGCGGATGGCTGAGTTCTCCTGGAACTGGGACTAATGGATGCGTTCATAACGGTCAGACTACAGTCGGAGGCGGGGGACCCGAGTACTTCCTGATCGATGAAGGCAATCTGCCGTCGCTGCTTGGCGGGACCATGACGATCACCCCGCTCAAATCGACTACCGGGCAAGTGTTTGTCTGCGCCGATACCAACGGTCTGCTAGTCCGCAGCGCGATAGCGTGCGTAGGAACGATATGAAGCGACTGTTTGTAATTCTCGCGCTCGCGGTCTGCGGAGTCTGCCAGACGGACTCCGAGAAATTGAAGGTCCGAGAAGCGGAGTTGCGAGTAGCGGAGGCTACAGCCCAGCGCAATGCAGCGGAATCGGCGTACTACCAGGCCGTCAGGAACGTGGAGCAGGCACAGCAGAGCCTAGCCCAGGTGCTGGAGCAAGTCGGGAAGAAATCGAACTGCACGATTGATCCCACAACCGCCGACTGCAGACCGCAGCCACCTCAACCGACCGCCAAATAAGCCATCAGGCCGTATCCCCCAAGCCGGCCGCAATGTAGAATCAAAAGGAAATGTACCGAGTCCTGTTCTTTTGCCCGTCGATGCCAGCCCAAGGCTGGCAAGGAAAAGGCCAATACCCAAACGAAGGCGTAGCAATCCAGTGGGCGCACATCGTAAAAGAAGGGACCCGCGGGACCGCTGTAGTAATTGACCCGTGGGGATTCGAGGTCTACCGGATCTGAAGCCACGGGACGCCCAAAAGCCGCGCGCCTTCAGCCGTTAGAGGTTTCCCGTTCTTGACGTGTACGACGGGTTTACCCTGCATGGCTTCAAATTCAACATGCCGCTGAATCTGCTTCTGAACCGCATCGCCCGCCGTACACGCATCAGAGTACGATAACCGACGCCGGCCCCCGGTCAAGATTGAAATGGCGTATTTTCGGCTCTTGCTCAGATGGAGATGAGGCCCGCTTCTCGCCAGCCTTCGCAGGCGCAGCGCCCGTTCATGTTCAGACCGGCCGATTTCCTCTACAACGCCCATCGGTCAAGGCTTCGCGGCCGGGGGAGGCGTGCTTTGATTCCCCAGGTGGTTCACGTAGAACTGGAATGCGCCCACGAAAGCCGCAAGGAGAACGGAGATGGTCGGAGGCGCATGGAGCGACGTACCGAGCGCCGCATTCACCATCTGCAAGAAAATCAGGAAGGATTGAAGCAGCAGAATTGTGTTTTGCGTCACGGTTTAGGGTCCTCCAGAGGTTCGATGGGTTTCAATAAACTGAGGTCAATGGGTTGCCCCACGATCTCCTGATGCGCCTGAGACGCCTTTTGCGCAATCGCCACAAGAGCCGAGGCCGCGGCGTCGATGGTTTCCGCCGTCGCATTGCCGCCCAAAAGAGGCTTCGCAGCCGAAGCCGCAAGCCCGATGATTTCAAGTAGGAGAGAGATGTTCACGGTTTCACCCCCAAACTCGTAAGCAGGCTCCCGAGTTGCGTCACCAGACCGTCAAGACTGGCCTGGAGGTCGGCTTGAGACGGCGCCCCGGCCGCAGACGTGTGGTACAGCTTGTACGCCGCCTGAACGGTATTGTAGGCCGCGATCACCTGATTCAGTTGAGGTCGGAACTGGGGAAAACTCGTTTGTACCGACGCTTTGGCCTGCGTTAAGGAGGCTTGCGCCGTTACCAGCACGTCGTACGCTTGGGAGTCGAAGGCGTTCATCGCCCCCGGATGCAGAACAATGGTTTTAGCGCAGCCGGCCAGCAGGAGGACCAAGAGGATCGGAAGCAACTGTTTACGGTTTGTGCTCATGCCCTGGAGAATACCGCCAAATCTCAGGAAATGCAAGGGGTTGAACGCGCAGCGTGTTCAGGCTTCGGGGAGAACTTCGCGTGACGCTACCGGACATGGAGGCGAATTTTGTCACACCCCCGTAAAATTTTTCGAGGGTTGTAAACATTCTCACGTGAGGTTGACCGCCCATATCATCCCAGCCGGGACCACGAACCCCGTTCCAAACCGTTCTTTCACGGCCTGTTCAACCGCGGGCCAGTCTTTGTTACCGTAATCGTGCCCGCAAATCAGTTTTCTCGCCTTCGGAATCCACAGGTCAAGATCCTGTCTTACCGCAGGGAGCAGGTGGTCACCGTCCACGAACACCATATCCACGTCGGGCAGCATGGGCGCCGCCTCTGCGCTTGTCATCGGCATGACCCGGAGATTCACCGGCCAGGGTTGCCCCATCTTGCTAACCCGACACTGAATGTTCCGCACGAACAGCGCCAGGTTGTTGGCCCGGTCGCTCATGATGTCGTACCACGGATCGACCGCATAGACGATGCCAGGACAGCCCTGCAAGAGCGCAAAGGTTGACCGGCCTTGGTAGCAGCCAATCTCCACAATGGAGTACACGCCCCGCGCCGTATCGTACAACCATTGAAGCTCGTTGGGCTCCATATAGCCAGGGATAGAGAGATCGTACGGAAGGGTATTCATCGTTTGTTTACGAACCTCAAACACTTGCAGTCCAGTCGCCATTTTCCAGACTTTTCAGGCCAAGTATTCGGATTCAGACCCATGCAGTACCAGCGTTTGGCATCGTGGAAGTGATCGGATTCGGAATGACCGCAGTTAGCACACTTCATGCGTTCGCAGCCCACACCGCCAACCCCAAGACCCCAAGCCCTAAAGCTAGCCAAGCCGTACCCGATAAACCACCCTCAGGAGTCACCAAATCCAATGAGAAGAAAGGCGTTGAAGTATCCGCTTGCAGCGTCGGTACAGCGTTGGAGGGGCTGAACAGGTTTCCAATCGAAGCCATGATCGAATCCGCGTAGCTCTTGGCTGCAGCCGATACCGTTCCGGCCGTAACGTGGGAAGGCCCCCCGTTGTAGGCTTCGAGGGCCAGGTTCCAGTCTCCGAATTGGCCGTACAGTTGGGAAAGGTACGAGAGGCCGGCTTGCGTGTTCTGCGTCGGGTCGGAAAGGTCCGTGATGCCGAACTGAGCCGCCGTGGACGGCTTGACCTGAAACAAACCAATTTCGCCGGCAGACCCCACCGCGGCCGGATTCATCCCGCTTTCTTTTTGCGCCACAGCCAGGGCCAAGGAAGACGGAACACCGTAGGAGGGCGCCAGGGATGAAATGAGGTCCGCTGGAGAAGTGGAAGCGCCGAGACCGCGAGAGAGGTACATTACGGCATCCTATCCCGTTCAGCCCATTCCTCATAGGTTTTAGGCAAGACGTTGCCGCAGACTGGACAGTCCGCGAGCTTCTGACCAGTCGCCTTTTCGCTCCAACCACACGGACAACAGAACCACATGCTAGCCATCAAATTACGCATCAGACGCCGATGCTCACGCCACGCCCGGTATCCCTTCAGCCACGCCAACAGAGTGCCGAGACCGCGAGAGAGGTACATTTAATCCACCTTGCCTGGGATGAATTTGTCAGGAGTTTCGTAAGGCATCGGAACCGGCTCTTGAGCCTTCGCCACGAGATAGCCGAGCTGGAACGCACCTAAGAGTAGACCGCCAGTTGTTCCCGCCGCAATAGCAGCCGCATGACGCCCTTCGACTACCTGGATCTGTACCCAGCGCATGACCCCACTTACAATCGTCTCGAAAGCAGGGCTCTTGCGAAACCGTTCTGAAATTTCAAAGCGGAAGGGTTCGTACTGCTCACGGGTAAGCCCGTCGATCTCTTTCTGAACCGCTCCGATAAGCTCAGAATCGGGCAACGGAGATTTGAGACCGCGTGAGAGGTACATTCAGAACCGCCCGCCCAAACCTTTCACTCCCCCAACCAAGAAGCCCGAGTATTCACTATCGTAAACCCTACGCCACGGCTCCAGATGGTCGCGCCGTTTTCTGGAATGCAGTTGCCGACGCTTCAAGGGGTTACGCTGTTTTTTGAGACCGCGAGAGAGGTACATTCAGAGCCACCCACGCTCAAGCTGGGTCCACACCGCAAGAGCCCTCCGATATCGGTAGAAACGGCGGAACCACTTCTGAGGTCCGCGAATCTTACGAACAGTCCAGACTGTCTGGTAGGTTCGCGTCCATCCGCGCTCCAGACGATAAAAACGACCGTCGATAGCGGCGAGAGTTTTTGCACCGCCAGCAAGATACATCACGCCGCCTCACGCGCCGCCCGAATTGCTGCCGTCACATGCGGACCACGGACCAGGGTCAGAATCTCGGAAGCATAGTTCGGGTCCGTCGCGTAAATCGGCGCTATCGCCCGAATGAAGCCACCGAGATCCCACGTCACGAGGTACGACGCCCAGGCCGCGGCGTACCGACTACCCGTAGTCAAGAGCTTCGCATGAGCGATGAAGCACGCCGCCAGAGTCGGGTACGTCTCGAAAGCCGCCTTGCACGTTTGCCAGGAGCCATCGAGGTATTCTTTCGTCAGGCAGTATCGCTCATTTTCATCCGTTGCCTTGATCCCAAAGCAGTTGTTTCCAGGAGCGCGGGTCAACCAGGCGCTTTCGAGGATGCACTGAGCCGCCGAGACCTCAGCCGGAAAATCCGTGTTCTGTTCGCAGAGAACCGCCGCCTCCGCGATCCGCTGCAGTTCAGTCATTTGGTCCGAGGTCATACCTATTGCCGATTGTACGCCCGTTTCAGAATCAACACCATTCCCCCGGCTCCATGAGGATGCCGCCATCCTCTTCCACCTTGAACTTGAACACTAATGGACGATACCACCGCTTCAAGGCCGCTAAAATCTCGGGCTTCAGGGAATCGGGAGCCGTCTTGTAGCAAGCTCCCAGGAGGATGCACAACTGCCGCACTTCAGATTCGTATTCCCTCAGACCTGGAATGTCTTTCATGCTTGCGCCTTTCGTTTCAAAATCAGGGATACGCCAGCCCGAGACCGCCCGGTACGTTTCGCAATCTGCCGAATGCTGTAACCCTCATCCTTTAGGCCGTGAATCGCTTCCTCTGCTTCCAAGTTACGTTTCCGGCCGAATGTAAGCCCCTTGGCCCGTCGATGCGCTATCCCCGCGTTGACCCGTTCAACGATCATTTCTCGCTCAAATTCAGCGAACGCAGCCAGCATGTGAAAGAACAGTTTTCCTGAGGGCGTCGTTGTGTCGATAGCCTGCGTCATTGAAATGAAGTCGATTCCAAGGGCCGAGAACTCCTGGAGAGCGTCTATCAGAGCTTTGAAGCTCCGATTCAGCCGATCTAGTTTCCAGACCAGGACGGCATCAAACCGGCGTGCGTGAGCGTCCTTCATGAGCTTTTTGAAACCGGGAGCGGCAGACGCCTTGCGCTTGTCGGAACCTGAAGCCACATCGCCGTACTCTTCGTACACGGTGAAACCGCGTCGATCACAGTACGCCTCAAGCTCCAAGATTTGAGCCGCGTTACTTTGTTCTGGAGTGCTGACGCGGGCGTAGAGAGCGACTTTCACCTAGTTCCAGTCCTTGTATTCTTTAGCCTCAAGCAGCTTAGTTACTTCGTCTTCAAGTTCGTTAATGCGCCCCTGCAATCCCCTCAGCGCGTCTTCGCCTTTCCCAATGATGTGAAGCAGATTCGTAATTTCAGCCTCGTGGAGAGCACGGGAAGCCACAAAGCAGGCTTTTTTAGACCCGTGCCGCACTCGTACAGGTTGCCGTTTACGAATCGGGCAACCGCACCTATCGCACGTCATGACGGCCATTTTACAGTAGGATTATAGCCAGGTAAAGGCCCAGGAGTACCACCACACAAAATAAAGGAGTTAACCGGCCGTTTTCAGCGGGTTTCAGGAGTGCCTTTCTACCAGGGGGTAAAACCGGCTTCAAACTGCCCTTTCCCGCGCATTCCAGCCCCTCAGAGGACCCCGGCAATGCAGAGCCACCAGAACCCTAGAAGGCCATCTTGACCGGCTTAGAAACAGGCGCAGGCGTCAGGTTTGGGGTATCCAAGCACTTCTTTACCCGTTTCACCCCTTTGACGACGACGGAGCCGCCCAGGACGGCCGGCCCCAGGAATCCACCAGGACCGCCCCCAGCCCCACCGCCACCGCCGCCGGCTACGAAAACAAATCTCTGAACCACCGGAGCGCCAGGAGCGAACAGTGAAAGCGTGATTCCCAAAGAACCGGGGAATGTATCAAGGTCGCTCATGTTCTGAGTTGGGAAATCGTATACCGAGCCGGTAATATCCCAGGCCGTATATGCCGCCCAATTCACCCCGTCTTGCGACCAGCAGACCCGGAGCCGCGCCGTAGGCTTCGATCCGTCGAAGGATGGGACGATGTTCACGTAGTACAAGACTTGACCATCGAAGCAGAATGACCCAGACCCGCCCTGAGGAGTCGCATAGAGGTTCACGTCGCTATTCCGGTCAGGGTCTATCGGCCCCACCTTTTTCCAAACCGTAGGAGCCGAGAGATCGGCCACAAGGAAAAAGAACCCCGGCGCCGTCCCGTCGCGCATCGGAACCAGGATTTTCCCATTCCACAGAAATGGATTTCCAAATTGAATCCGCGGATTCGCGGCCGGCGCGGGCATCAGCGAGAGCAAGGCTGAAGGACCGAGGGTGTTGTTCAGCAAAATCTGCTGATAGGCGAAGTACGACGATGCCCCCACAAAACAGAAAACCGTGTGAAGCGTCCCGGTAACCGGGTCGAGCACGGCCTTGACCGCCGAGGCCATGCCTTCGACACCCCCGACGTTCGGGAAATTCGCATCGAAAAAGAACGGACGCAGCCAGTATCGGTTTAGCGGAGCATCGGCAGGATCGGGCCACGCTTGAGCTTGAAACCGGGTTCCACCGTCGAAAGGCGCTTGATACCCCGGTAAGTCGCCGGCCTGATACCCAGCCCCGCTCAACATCAGGAGCGTACCGTCAGGACGCAGCCACAGCGACGTGATGCCATCGGGGAAGATGATACGCGAGCCCCCCGTATCCTCAAACGCCGAGGGTCCAAGAGGCGCAAAGCTGTTTACCCACTCTTCCGTTGCCAGGTCGAAGTATTCACCCAGGATGAAGCCCACATTCAAGGGACGATTGAGCACGCCCACCAAAATTCTGCCGTTGAGCTTGTCGTACGCTACCGTGAAATTCGCGCTGTTCTCCGGCCCCCAAATCGGATTCATCGTCTGCCAAGTCACGCCCCCGTCAGTGGACTTGTACGGCTGAACGCCCCACGTACCTTGAGGTTCGTTGTTCGGAGGAGCCAGGGGTTGAGTCGGAGGATTCCAGATCCCCATCAAGGCGTAATAGAACGTGTTCCCCCGTTTCCAAGGTCCGAATTGTTGGGCGCCACGGACTCTTACCGGCCAGTTGGCAGGCACGATCACATAAGCGTAGCCAAGAAGCATCCAAGAAGGGGAATCGCCAAGCGTGCCAATTGCTCCCAGCGAGTTTAAGTACGTGAACCAATCGCCCGGGAAAGAGCCGCCTTGATTCCCAATAACGTTGTTTTGGTCGATGGGAATTGGTAGGTAGCTCATTGCTTCCACCAGTCGTTAGGCTTGGCAACCGGAGCCGGTTGCATCGGATTACACGTTGAAGCTTTCACTCGTTTGACACCCTTCAAAATGACGATACCGCCAGTGATCGGACCAGCAAGAAAGAAAAGAGCGTTCAAGTTTGGCGGATTTGGACTGAAGGCCAGAACACTTGTTAAGAGCGAACCGGGCCGCAGGGGTTCAATGTTCATGGCTTGCCCGTTGAAGTTGAAGCCCGGAGGCGCGGGATCGGTCAAGTAGTCGAAGAGGGTTTGAGCGTTCCAAGCGGCGAGAGCCGCCGCACTCTGGCAGATGCGGAGTTGGTTCTGAACCTGAATCAGGTCCGTCGTCTGGATAAACGAGACGAACAATTGAGAACCATCGAAGGCTATACGGGGCGAGCTGGTAGGCCGAAAGACCCCGAACGAGGCCGCGTCAATTCCAGGAGGCCCTAAAGCCGTCCAAACCGGCACCGCAAGAGGAGTACTTTGATAAACGTCCTGGTACTGCGTAATCGGACCCGCCAGGAAGCGGACCACCGGCCACACAAGCGAATCGCCATCGATAACGGGGTTCCCCCAGTCCTGAATGTCTACCGGCGTTACGCCCTGCCCTGGAAAGTCGAAGAAAGGGCCAAGGGTGTTGTTTGCTAAAACTTGCTGGTAAAATGTCCGCGCGTCCCATCCAATTGGATCTTCTGGAAGCCCCCCAACCGTGAAAAAGACATGCAGACGGTCGTTTGCATCGACGACTGCTGGAAAACCCGAGTTCCCACTGAGAGCGGAGATTGCCGGGAACAACGGCAGCGCCCGCGCGTTCACACCCAAGTCGAAGATGGGAGACCAAACCCCACCAAAAAACGTCTGAAAACCAAAATTCGGATTAGGTAAAGGACCAGGATCGGGGTACTGAGAGATCAGGACCAGTTCACCCGTGGAGCGCCGATAGAGTCCCGACAGTGCGAGCGGAGTCGGAGCGCCTACAAGCCCGAACGGAAGACCCCATGTATCGGTAACCAGGTTGAAGTTTTGCAGGAAGACCGGCCCGCCAGTTCCAAAAGGAACGGCCGCTGGCAGAATTGCAAACGTGACGGTATTCAATCCGTCGAAGACCGCACACCTGTAGTTGTACACTCCAAACGGTTCATTGGCTATGTCGAGAGCCTTCCAAGTTCGCCCTGCGTTTGAAGACTTCCATATCCGTGTTGCGTATTCCCCGTTGACGTTGGTTATGTCCAGATAGGAACCGCATCTGTAGAGATCCGTGCCCCGCCGAAAGACGCCCGGATCGTTCAGAAACGGCTGTATCCCGAAAATGCTAATATTCGGCCCCGCCAGTGGGTCGATTTGGATGGGGAAGTAGGCCATGACTACAGCAGATTGGTGAGGTCCACAGAGAGATGCGACCCAGGAGGACACACAAGCTCCGGTTCGAAAGCAACAGCCGGCCCCGAGCGCGTGAAGACTCCAGAAGGTACGAAATCCGTGCTAGAACTCAGGAATACGCCGTCCGAATCTCGAAAACGGACACCCAACCCCCCTAGACTCGGGTCGAGCACTTCAATGGACCGGACCCGATATTCGCCGTCCGTTTCCAAGGGCAAAGACACGTTGAGCAGCGTTTGACCGGGGAAGAGAAGCACGTTCATCGCGGGAGTGTTCAGCCCGTCGAAGACGTACTCGAAATCGACATCTTCCCAACCAGGAGGGGCAGGCTCAAAAGCGAATTGCGGCCGGTAATTCATCAGTTCCACCACTTGATAGGATCGGATTTCGGCATCGGCTCAAGTTCGCAGACATTCATCTTGCGGATTCTCTTAACCCCTTTGACGATCACTTTTAGCGTAATCCCAAGAGGAAAGCCCGCTCCGAGGAATCCGTACACCACCGTCTTGGTGAAGTTGAGCCCCAGCAAAGGAGCCAGGACCGCGTAGGCGTTCGCCTTCGTCACGTTCACACCAGGCTGAATGGGGCTGGGAGCCAAGGGAACATACGCCCCCGCTTTTGAGAAATTGATGCCGAGTCCCGGAGCCAGGACCGCATAGGCATTCGCTTTCGTGACGTTCACTCCCGGCTGACTCATGCCGCCGACCTCAGATTAAGTTGAAGCCCCGTCAAATCCGCTTGCACCCAAGGATTCCCGGTTACAGGGTTGATCGAGTCGAGCTGTTCGTACGTCTCGTATCCCGTCGTCAAAGCCTGATCCGGCCCCACGGCCACCAGTCCCCCTTGATTGAAGCCTAACGCGACCTTGGTAGGAGTCGGAGCCAGGGAAACCGCGGAGCGCGCAGCAATCTTGACCGCCTTGATGACGAAGACGCCGAGAGGTAAAGGCGTCAAGGCAAACTGCTGATCTTGCGCCACGAGGTTTGTAAAATTCGGACTCGCATCGCTGATGATAATAGCGTTCACGTCCGAGAAAAGCCCAGTCCATTGGTCCGTTGTGCCTTGAGCCGACGGCGCCATGGTGACGAGTCCAGGGAAGGCCCTTGTATCCTCATCCGCGACCATGATCTCCGAGCACGATACCCCGATGTGGTTTGCCACCCCGATAGCGTCCGTCAGAAAGACGCTATTGAAATTCGCCATGCCCGCTACCGTCACGTCGCCGGAAAACGTGAACAAAAACGCCCCATCCAGATAGACGTTGACCGTGGCAGCCGCCCCGTAGTTCACCACCTGCACATCCAGCTTGTAAGCCGTTTGCAGGGTCAGGGAATTGCCAGGTTCCGCCGCCAGTTGGGTAGTCGTCACGCCATCCGATTTGCACAGCGCCAGCCGAGTAGGAACCGCGGCATCCGTTCCGATGAACAGGCCCTTTACGGTCCCGCTCAATCCGAACCCAATAGATTTCTGATTGCCAAGCGCCCCGCCCCAGGCTTGATTCGTCCAAATCTGGCAGGACAGCCAAGCCGAGGTCACAGGACCACCAGCGAAGGCCAGCGTCTTGCTCAGAGGCCCATTACCCGTCCCGTTGCTCTGCTGGTAGATTGCACAGCGGCCGTAACCCGGCCGGAAGTGCCCTGCCGTGGTGTCGATAAAGACCGATACCCCGTTTGGAAAGTCGATATCCTCAGCTCCGCACCAAAGGACTGGCATATCAGTTCTGAGAGAACAGCCACAGGCCGACGCCCGCAGCAGCTATGAGCACAATCCAAGTCGGAAATGGAGTAGGAGCCGAGGCCCCAACCAGAGGAGCCGTAGCAATCGGAGCCGCCGCAACCGCCACGGGAGCTACAGAGGCGGGAGCCCGAACAACCGGGGCAACATAAGACGCCGCCGCCGCAAGTTCCGCTGCCAACGCTGCCTGATAGTCCGCATCGGTAGCCGGATGGTCGAACGTCCCAACCGCGGGAGGTCGGTAGTTGGGAGGGCAGACGCCAAATCCACCGCCGCCGCTGAAGTCGCAGTGCGGATCGTGGACGCACTGAAAATTCAGGAAGTCGTAACCCGGCCCACAAGGGTTGTAGCCGCCCGTGATTTGCCCGAGCCCGCTAACGTACATCGTTCAAGCCCCCTTCAGAATGGCACAGATTCCCGGTAACGGCCACGGCTCTTACGCGCACTGCCGAGCTTTGATGCGAACTCAGACCGCTTGCTTGCCGGCGTTGCCCGTATCATCGCCACTGCGTCAGACGTTTTCATGGTGGAGGTCAGGCCGGCATTCTTGTACGGGTACTTGTGGGGCGTGATCGCACCCACGGCTTGAACCCACTCCCCAAGGTTTGAAGCCCCACCTGAGGCCGAAGGGTTGTACTGAGCCGTTCTCCGTCCCATTCCCGACCGCTTCAGGGCGTTCGCATGAAGGGCGTTGCAGCTTCGACAGGTCCAGACCAAGTTTTCCGGCTCAGTGTGGGACTCGTGGCCGTCGAGATGCCCCACCATGATTTGCTTTCGAGAACCGCAGAAAACACAGACCTTCGGACCTGGAGGCGGATCGGCGTTTGCACGATACCGCAAGGCCCGATCTGTGATGTTCCGTTGGCCGTATCCCTTGCGCCAACCCTTAAGCCAGGGCTTCTCCATCCCGGCCGGGATGCCTTCATACTGGACAGCGATCCGGTACTGCGATAAGACGCTGGGTTTCGCCATGCTACGAACGCCGCGGCTGCTTCCCGGCCCGACTTGCCGAATCATATCCCGAGCCGCTTTGTCAGCTTCCCGGCGTACGTCCAAAGCGTCTAAGGGATTCGTGCGGAGTTTCTGAACCGACCGACGCGGGAAGTTGACCACCACCACGGGCATAGGGCTACCGCCGCCGTTTCGCCGTCTTGCGTCTCACAGCCCTGCGGATTCGTACTACCATGCGGCCAGCCTTCCGAGTGATCTTGACGGCTGTAGCCGGTATCCAGCCGGAGGGAGGATTCGAGCGGCCGGCTTTTCTTTGCAGAAAAGCGTGGAAATACCGAGCCCGAGACCCGCTGGCATTCTTGGGCTTGCGGTATCCGACCTTGTTAGCCTCTTCGAGAATCCCGTCCACTTGGCTAGAACTCAAAACGTGGAAGTCCTCACCCGCAGCGATGTTTAGCCCCTGCAAAGTGCGTCGGGCGCTATCCGCAGTTACAACAGGCTTGCGCCGCGGGTTGCCTTTTGCCTCTTGAATTGCAAAGCGCGTGCCGCCGTCGATCCGTAAAAGCCGCTCACCGGCCTTCAGATGCGGAGCGCCGATGTGTATTTCGCCCTCTTTGAGCTTGCGGGCCACCGCCGCTTCAGCGTTCGAGCCTTCGTACGCCCGATAGTACCGCACGGCGTCTTTTCGACTCACGAAATAGCTTGTACCCCACGTCATAAAAGTGCCTCACGCCGGCCACGTAAACCCGGAGAACACCGAAATGCAGTAGTTGTTAAGCCCAGTCGAGACGTTCTGAATTGTCGTCACCTTCGATCTCAACTGGGTTTCCGGTTTCAGGATGAACGGCTTCGGAAACAGCCAAGGCGCCGCGATGCCGCCGAGGGAGCCTTGAGGCCCTACGAAGCCGCCAAGGGGAATCGGAACCTGAAAGAGACCAGGAAGCGGATTCGCCATCAGCGCAATGATACCGACCGGCGAATCCTGATCCACCGTCCAGTACATATCACCCGACCCCGGAACGAACCCCGCACCGTTGTAAATCTGAACGATGCCGCACAGAGCGAATTGAAGGCCCGCAGGCACGTCGTACCGGAGGACTTCGGTTTCGAGGCCACCAGCGGAGAGATACGCAGGCGTGACAACAGCCCCCACCCGAAACACCGGCTCCGCAGACTCGGGGGGAAAAGCCCAGGGGAAAGGCCACTGATCCCGGCGTCTTTGTTCTTGGTTAACCGAGTGCATGGCCTTGACCGCTTCAGGCCCGGTAACGACGCGCATTTGGTCTACTTGCATTGGTCAACCTCCAGGGCGCCGATAAGGACCTCGATCCTTTGTTGAGCCGCCGTGTTCTGAATCGAGGCCCGAAACAGGCCGGAGCCGACGACGGGATACGGCGAGTCGAACAGGTTCCAGAATGCCGCCATCTGCGTTACGTTCGCGTCCAAGACCGTGGGATGGTAGTTCGCAATGAGGACCGAGGGTACAGGTTCATCGAAGAACTTGTGCCCCGTGGACAGGTCTTCAAGTTGGAACGTGAACTGACCAGGCAGGCCCGTGACCGGATCGGGAGGCAAGAGGATGCCGAGAAGCAAATCCCCGACCGAGACCTCCAGGCCGAACTCCACATACCCACCGGCCGGGACCACTTCATTCTGCGGATCGGGAACCCGGTAGATTTTCGGCTGATAGCAGTCCTCATACGCCAGTGGAGCGAGTTGCGCCAGCACCAGGGGATTGTACGAGCCCCAAACCTCACGGATAAGAGGGTCGAGAGAGAGCGGACCAATCATAAAAGCGCCTCCGGCCGCGAGATCACATTCTCGGGAAAATACGGTTCATCAGCAAAGAAGGCCGCAACCTCAGGACACCAGGGCGCATGAGGATATCGAGAGCCAAATACGCAGCCGTCGCAGCAGTTCGTATGCCCGACGATGCGGAAATCGCCGCCCCACAGCTTTGGAAGCGCACGCCCATGAATGAAGTCGTCTTTCGCGGGATCGTAGTTTCCCGTGTTCAGACCGCGGGACCGCTCTACCGACGTTGGTATCTTCGGCGTTCTCATTTTCTGATCCGCACCTTGACCATGCCGCCCTTACGTTCGATTTTCACGGCCGTAACGGGCATCCAGCCAGCCGGAGGACCGCCAGGATTCAGCCGGTTTGTCCGCTCGAAATGCTTTCGCGCGAAGGCAGCGGCCCGCTGAGGCGTCTTGAAGCCGCCAAAATCATGCCAGAGCCAAGGAAATTCAGGAGAGCCGGCCACAGAGAGCTTGTAGTACAAATGCCGCCCGCTTGCTCCGCTGATCGGATCTATCCTGTATTGCCGTCTTCCCCCCGACAGATTTCCAGGCGATATGTAGAGGTCATACGAATGCTTCCCAGGAGCCGCGCCGGTACCCCCGGAATACATATTCCATCCAGCGATTCCCGGAACCCCGGCCGAAGGATTCGCGCGGCCTAGATGCTCTTTGGCAATTCGCAGAGCACTTGCCTTAGACCCGTCATGGCGATCACCAGGACCGTTGAGAAATGCCAAGCCCCCTTGTGGAGTCTTCCGCATCGGGTACCAGTCGTCATAACGCTTCATCAGATAGACGTTGCCGCTTACATGCTCCGTCTTGAAATCGTCACCCGAAGGATTGAACCGAAGCGCCTTCCGACTCGCTCTGCTCGTAAGCCCCAGAGCCCGAGAGCGCATGTAACGATCAAAATGTCCCGTTGGCTTCGCTTTCGCCCATTTCTTGAATGAGCGGAGGCTAGTTTTCAACTTGCGGGACGCTCGTGGAAGGCTCATAACGTCATCCTGGAAACACCTTCGCCCCGCCGAACGTCAAGGGGTAGTTCACCGGGACCGTCCCAGCATAGGGGAGGTCGAACCGCTGAATGTCGAACCACATTTTATGGTTCCGAGGGATGTAGAACTCGGGAACCAAGAGGCCAGGAGCCGAGGCCCCAGGCCCAACCGGAGACACCAGCGCGGCGCCAGTCGGAAACGTAGGCAGAAAAAGGGATCGACCAAAAAGAATGTCCACATGAACCGGGGCATTCGAGTACGGCTTCTGCGCTTCGTCTTTCAAGGTCATGAAGACTTCGTAAGTCCCATCCACCGGCCCCGCTTGCCCGAATCGGAATGCAAAGTCCGAGTCGTTCTCGGGAGCGAACGGTTGATTGAGCAAACCCGGCTCCGTCACCGCGAGATTTGGAACTTGCAGCGGATACCAGAAGGGCAGGGGAGCCCGCGCCTGCTTCTCGGGGTACGTATAAGGCGAGGCCGTGCCTTCCGGGTATTTCTTGACGCCCCGGAAGAACAGTTGCAAGCCAGCCAAGGTCGATTGAAACGGCCCATTGTAAACGAGGTCGATAGTCGTCACGCCGTTTCTTGGAAACACCACTTCAGGAAAAACCGGACTCGGGTTTCCGATCTGGCCGAAGTAGGGACCGAGAAGCATGTTCAACGGAACGTAATCGGTCTGCCGGTAATCGTCATCGGGACCAGACCAGCGCATCGAAACGAACTGGAGGCCAAATTGACTCTTCAATCTCACGTCGTACGGGATGCGCGCGGCCATGCCCCGAAGGTGAAACGGACAATCCGCGTCGAATCGGAACTTCAGCCCCGCTTGAGGAATCCCAGGCAGCAGAAGGGGAGCGTTAAAGACGTAATCGTGCATGCGTTCGCTAGTTACATTCTGCATAGCGTTTCACTCCGAACACAGCGATCACGGCCAGTAAAGGAACCGGAACCGGCAGCGGGTTATGGAAATAGGCCAGGAAAACCGACCCCGGATCACACTCGATTTCCGGCTCCAGGGGTACGTGGTTGACTCCCACGGCTCCAAACGGAAACACCAGAAGGGCGCCGCCGAACAGCGTATGAGTCACGAGACCCGGTTGCGTCATAAGGGGCTTTCCACCCGGTTCACGCAACGCAATATCGGCGTTCACATACACCAGAATCGCCCGAGCGATAAAACGGGAATCCGTTTCAAGCTGTAAAGGCACGTCGCGGAGGTCATCGCCGGCCGCGAGAACTTGCCCGAGCGCCGGAGTATTCACGGCATCGTAGTACGCTACGAACTCATCGTCTCGAAAGCCGGGAGGCGTTGGAGGATGAACGAATTGAGGCTGGTAGTTCAGACGTTCCTCCGTTTCACGCCTTTTGCGAAGCACTGAATGAAGACGTTGCCCGTTCCCGAATAGTCCACCAGCGAGAGATCGAAAAACAGCGTTTCCCCGGCCTTGACGTTCCAATCCTTCGGCAAAGGGACCCCGTTAATAATCGAGGTCAAAACGTAGTCATCCGTCAGAATGTAGCCAGATGAGGAGCGGACCTTGACCAAGACCTTACCGACTGCGGGAAGCCCGAGAGCCGTCTCAAACGTCACGTTAAAAAACAACTGCCGCAAGGGGAAGTCCGAGCCATACTCGGTTTGAATCTCAAGCGTCAGGTTCTTGGGAGTCGCCGCCCCCACGTCGATGGCGCCCACCGGAGAATGGTAGATGAAAGCCTTATCCTCAAACCCTTGAGGCGTTGACGGTCCTTCTCCCCACATCCAGCAGGGCGCCATGATGTTCTGATCCCGACCAGGAATATACCGGGGAAGGGTAGAGGCCAGGTTCCGAGCAGCGACCGGCGCGCCCGCCACTTTGACGTGGTAGAAGTACGAACCCTCCAGAAGCAAAGGTATGGCTTGCCCCACGGCCGGCGTCGTGTCCTGAAACGTGACGACGACTTTTGACCCTGGAGGACAGGCCCGCGGATGCGTAAGAGGCCACCGCTGGGAGCCGTACCCCGCGACCGAACGAACATCGGCCAGGTCATGAAATAGAAACCGCCCATCGGGAGCTTGAATCTGAATCGCCAAGCCTACCGGATTGTTGACCAGCGAGGACACCGCCCGAAACATCCAGGTTGTATCGCCGGTAATACTCGCAGGGACCGTGGACACCAAAGAGGTAGGAGTCGCGGCGAAAACGGCCCAGCACTTGAACCGTTTGGGAATTGCGACAATCCGAGTCCCAGGAGGCGAAAGAGGTCTGCCGCACCTCGAGAGAACAATATCGGCTTGTCTCAGCAGTTCCGAGGTCATTCTTTGACCGCCTTTTTGCGCCCTACCCGAAAAACCGCCTCAATCAAAAGACCGGCCACGCCGCCTAACATGCTCCGAATCTCCCACCGAACCTCTGCCGCCTCCGTTTCAATGGCCGTTAGACGCCGTTCTGAATTGATGGATTCGAGGACCACGAGTCGCCGGTCTTGATCTAGCTGATGTTCCCCAACCACAGCCAGAGAAGACGGAGCTTGAGCCGCCACACCTGGGAAAATCGCCAACATGAGGCACAACACGGCTGCAAGCGCAAGATATGAAACCCGAATCACTATCACCGTTTGCCACCCCCACTACCCACCAACAAAGCAGCAGCAACCGCCAAAGCCAAGGAAAGCCACGGATGAGCCTCAATCCACCCAGAGACGCCGGAGGCACCAGCCGCACAACATGCGGGTTGTGACCAGACCGCATCGCCCCACGGAGGTTCTGTATTCCGATACATTGGCTCCCCCACTGTAACCCCACAGACGGGACGCCGGCAAGCCCTCGCTCAGGACCCTACCGGCTCCCGCCCATGGTCAAGCCCTACGCCGTCAGTCCGAGACTACAGGACCGGCCGGTCGATGAGCCCGAACAGGAACGCGACGATCTCCGTGCCGACGCCAGGGGTAGGAGTTACCTTGTCACTCGTCAGCATTGCCTGCCCCGGCTGATTCGTGATCGGGCTCACGGGTCCCGAGGTCGGCGGGAAATACAGGTTGAAGCTCCATTGCAACTGCGGAGCCAGGTACTTCCCGTACCGCCCGAACCGCTTCTTGTCGTTGGGCGAGGGTACGCCCAACTGCCACCCGGACTCCGTGGTCTGAGTCGTGTAGCCCGACAGCCCCATGCCGGCCGGGTACGCCTGCAAGGGTCCATCCCACTGGACTTTTCCGAGAATCGCCATCTCGAAATAGCCGTACCGACGCAGAATGTCGTGGTCGGCCTTGATGGTCACCGGGTCGATGAAAACCCCGATCCCGTCCACCACAATATCGTAGGGAGGCGGGAGACCCGCGTTGCACCGCGCCGGGATGTTGGTTTCGACCTTCGTCAGAATCGGGAACGGAGGCCCGACGATGGTTGCCAGCGGGTACGGGTCGGCTTCGCTGAGAGCCGCCGAGAACAGGTTGTACTGCGCTGCAAGCGCCGTTGCAGGGGCGAGCTTCAGCTTGTAATAGTAGTGGCCGGTTACCCGGTCGGAAACGCCCTGCATCAGAGCGTTGATATCCACATTCCCAGTGGGGCTCACGTCAACCGAAGTTCCGCGAACCTTCTGAGGCATTACGCCAGACATGTTGTTTTCCTCGATCTAGGCGTCAAAACGCCAGGTCAAAAAGCCTTTGTCTTGAGATCATGGGGCGCCCGAAGACGCCCCGCCTCGTTAACGAGCGAAACCCGCCCGTCTAATTCCAGTCCGATGCGTTCACCAGGGCGCCCACTCCCGAGGAATGAGTTGTACCCGGAAGCAACGCCGGCCCCGGCCCGAACCCCGGAGGAACGATGATCCCCGTGGGCGGATAGCCCGAGACCCGCTGAGGCGTGGCGAAATTCCAGTTGGTCATGTAGTCGCCCAGGCCGGCACCGCTCAAGAACGAGCCGTACACCGTTTGGTCCGACATGAACCGCACCAGAATTTGAGCGATGCCGCCCGCGATCACCATCTGAGAAATGGACTTGTCGCGGAAGACCAGATGGGCGCCCCAACCCAGAGCAATGGTTGCCCCCAGGTTGCCGACGTAGCCCGTCGCTCCCGTGTTCTTCGTTCCGAGGACCAACTGAGTGAGGGCCTTCGATCCCACCGCGCCGCCGACGACGGCCGCGCCCGAGACCACGTACCCCATCATCCGGCCCCCCGGATTCCGGCGATGAATAACCCGCCGCTTCATGAACGGATTCCGCCGACGACGACGCCCCGGCTCATTGCGCTTGTGGCTTCCAGCGCGATGCTGGGAGCGTCGTTTCTTCGTGCTCTTTGTCATGCTGCTTCTCCTTTTTGTCGCTGGATTCCCAAACGCATAGACAATCTCACCGATGTTCCGGCGCCGCGGCGTGCGCTGGGTATGTCGCCGCTGAACTCGTTTGCGCGGAGCGGACTTGTGGCGCCGCGCGGAGAGCGACCGCTTTGCAGCGGATCGCTGGGCTTTACTGCCGAAATGCAACTTCTGTTTCAGACTCATGCGTCGAGCCATCTTTGTCCTCCGTGCCCGACCATGAGCCGGGTTAGCTATCAAAGTTGTTCGTTCCGAGTACGCCATTGCGTCACTCCAGGGAGCCAACTACGGCCCCCAGCAATCTATCGAGCCGCCGAATGCGCCCGCCAGCCGAAGACCTCCGCAACCACCGAAGTCGTAGGCAACGCCCCGCCCGACCCCGCAAACGCCGCCTTCATGAGCGTGACGTAGGTTGTATCCCACGTCGCCGCCCATACAAACGGCGTCACAGTATCCGGTAGAAGGGCGGGCGTGATCAGAAATTCCTGGGGTCGATTGCCGAAGCCGTGAGCGAACGTAGTCGAGGTATCCGCGTCCTCAGCCGTGATCTGCCAGGTTTTGAAGTTGTGAGACGACCACCCCGGCGTAGCGACGATAATACCCACGATGCCGAGCGAAAGTACACTCGTCAGGATGGTTGCCGGCGAAGCGCCGTGATGGATCACGAGGAACCCGGCCGCCAAAGCGACGAGCAGAGCAAAAAGCACGTTGTACAGACGTTTCATACTGCAATCTCCTGATTTTGATTTGGTTCAGAAATCGAAACTACCCGGCCTTTCGCGGCGTCTTTCGCCCGCGGGACGGGGTTCATCTTCAAGTGCTCAACAAAAGCCAGCGGGTGAATGAAGATCCGGTATCCCGCCCGCCTCGCGCGTTCGCACCACGAAATGTCATCGGCCATGAATTCTCCGCTTTTTTCATCCGTGATGATCGGCGTAAAGGCTTGCGGCCCCAACTTTTCGAGTACCGAGCCTTTCATCAGCAGCATTCCGAAGCCGATGTAAGCAATGTCTTCCAGTAGTTGGCCGGCGTCTCGCGCCCTCAGAACTTCCGCTTCGGTCAGTTGCTTCGAGCAGTCCATCTCCCAACCGGCCGCGATGTAGGTTTGCTCATTATCGGGACCGGCGTAGCGATACCACGCCCCGATAATGTCAATCGAAGGCATTTCGGGCTGCTTTTCCGAAGCCTGTATTTGCGCCATGAGATGCCCGAAGGCATCGAGACTCGGGGGATTATCCGAGTCGATCCATAGCACGTAATCTGTAAGCCCGAGGGCTAGGGCGCCTTTGGCCGCGACCGCACGGACCCGATAGATGTTGTTCGATGTGCCGTACATGCGAGAGACCGAGAAGCGGACCAGGAGGTACGCAAACAGCTTTTCCCACTCCCGAAGCCATTTCGCATCAAACGGAGTGCCAGGGGTAATCACACAGATGCTCTTTTGCCCCGAACGCTCTTTCTGGCGCCGCAAGAGAACCTGTTCTTTCACCGCCCAGGCTTCGTTACGATTGGTATGCTGATACACCGGATCGCCCGTGTTCTGAGGGTGAATCCCTTGCTTCAACGGGTGACGATGCTCAAACTTCAGCCGCTTCGCTTGGATCACAACGCCGTCTTTGTAGGCTTGCTCCGTAAAGTCGTCATCACAGCCGACCGATAGAAACTCGGGGTACAGAAGCTCACCCTTGCAGCCGCGATCTTGTTCGTAGTACTTGCGCGTCAGAATCGGATGCGTCATGAGCCAGGGCCAAGGGTCTTGAGCGTCCACATGCACCGCGTACGGCTTTTCCAGGTCGGGTATGACGCTCAGGAGCGCCGTGTCCCATCCCTGCGGAGGAAAGAAGTCATCAGCCACGAATACCAGGATCGTACCCGTCGAGTTTCGCGCCGCCAGGTTGCAGGCATCCACCAAACAAGGCCGCTTGTGGTTCACCACCAGCCGCACACCGTCATACAACAGATCCCGATTGAACGCGCCGCCCGCATCCACGGCGAGGATGTACTCTACCGAGTCGGGATGGTCGCAGGCTTTCATCCAAGCGTCATGGGTTGCTTCCCACCTGGTGGGACGCGCCGAAACGTGGAGCAAGGAAAACAGAGGTTTCACGCTGCAACCTCCGGCTGAACAATAGAGCTTTCGCGCGGATCGAATGCCCTGATGATGATGCCGCCCTCTGCAAAGGCCGCGTCAGACATTCTCTTTGCAACCCGTTCAAGAGGCGTGGTCATACGCTCAGAAAAAGGTATCGGAGGATCAACGGAAATGTTTACCACCACCGCGTTGCCCGTCCCGTCCGTCTGAAGCCTGAAAGTGATTGTTCTCACGAAACCACCTCCGCAAGCGTGAAGCGGTTCGGGGCGTTGCCGTTCGAGTTGAAAATCCGCTCTACCGCTTTCACAAACGTGGAAGCCGCCGAACTCGCAGCGAACAGTTCACGCGACCCGTCCGCATGGACTTCGTAGGCGTTAAACCCATCTTTCCCAACTTCGAGGATGAACGTCTTGGGAGCCGTGAGAATGCGCGGAGCCATCATTTGTCGATGCCCTCCGCTCGAATTTCGTACGTCCCACCACTGAACTCCAGGGCCTTATCGCGCACCCGGTAGATGAGATCCGGCCCATACCCTACTTTTTTGTGGCGCCCGTTCAAGGACGTGGTTCCCGCTTTGTGGAAGTAGATGGCCGTACCCCCTTCGCTACCGAGATGCTTCTTTGTGGTGAAGTACTGGATCTCCGTGACTTGCCCCAGCGTTTCAACTTCATGCGGAGGCTTAATCCCGTAATCCGAGAGGTCTACCGCCTGATCCCCACCACGGATGAAAAGCTGGTCCTTCGTTTCGTTTGAGCAGAGCTTCGCGCCCTTGAATCCCGAGATGCGATGTTCGTAGCCGTCGATGCCGTTGACAACCAGAAGCTCAAGCCGGCCCAGTTCCGCCAGGTGCTCATGGAAGTGAAGCCGCTCCGTCAGTTCGACAACGGAGGTCGAAGGCGTACCGTGAAACTCTTCGTACACCTCAGCAGCGGCAGCAGCGGGGTTGCGCTTCGGAGCTTGCCACATGGCCCAGTGCTCGAAACGCTTATCCCAAAGCCAAACGCTTCCATCGGGTAGCTCCGCGCGCCCGTCTCGTTTCAACGTGTGCGGAGTTTCCGCCATCTGCCGAGCCGTCATCGTGCGCTTGACCACACCAGCATTGCGCCGCGCCGCCCTTTCGCGCCCTGCCTTTGCCGCCCGCGCCGGATTCGCAATCCGCTCCAGGTCCGCATCGCCCGAGGACCCCGGCCGAATGTCGAGCAGCGTCATTTTCAGTACGCCCCACTGGGTAACCTGATTCCCCATGCTGGAGGACACTACCCGGTAGCCTTTTGCCCGAAGCTCCCGAGCTCGCCGCTTCAAATCGGGATCTCCCGTTTCGTAGGTTTCCTGAATCCAGCCCCGGCCGTGAACAGCGAGAGCCGCCGCGTTGCGCTTGCCGCCCCGCGCCGCCCTCTTGCGCCCTGCCTTTGCCATAGCTTGAAACTTCTTTGCTCCGTACTTCTTTCGCCCAGCAGAGGCACAGACGGCTCTTGGATCGTAAGCGCCGCCTTTTTCAGCGACCCGCGCCACACAGCGTTTGAAGGCTGAACCCGGGATACCCGGATTCATCGCCATGAACTCTTTGAGGTTGCCCCCTTTGGCATAGTGCGCTTTCAATTTCCGATCCAACTGAGCATCCGTGAACTTCTTGTGCAGCCGCTCCGCTTCCAACTCTTTGGCTTGTCTGGCCGCGGCCTTTTCGGAGACAGCGCGTCTGGAGGGTCCAGCCGTGCGAGTCCTGCGGTACGTAGTCTTCGAGCCGAACAACCGGCCGAGCAGACTATTCCGTCTTGTCGCACGCTGTTTCATCAGACTTGAGCCATTGCCGCCCGCGCGCTACGCTTGCGCCTCAGGGTCTTCCGAACGCCCGTAACGCCCTGTCTCGTGGTGGAGAACAGGGAGAAGACCACGAACAGGCTCATTCCCACCGCCGCGTATTCGGCCCAGGTCCAGGTTGAAAGGTTCGTCACAGAGACCCCGTTACCAAACACGCCCGTTCCGAAGAGACCGGAGCCGTCCATTGACCAGGCCCCGAGGCCGCAGCATCCGAGTCCAGCCGGAGCCGCTAACGCGCTGTTATCCGCCGAAACGTACATTCAGTTTCTCCCCCTGAAAATCACCAAGGCCGCAAGGAAAGCAATCCCGAGGGACAGGGGAGTATTCGCCGCAATCCACTCCGAAGCAGTTTGCGCCGGCTGTTCAACCGCTACCGGAACCTCTACCACTTCGCTGTAGCCGTCGCCGCCCCAACCGCCCCCATACCACCCGCCACCGCCCCAACCACCGCCATGATGCCCATGGTGATGATGCGGAGGGGGAGCGCCCATTCCGACGTACATTACCTTCGCCCCCTTCCAGAACTGAGAAGAAACACGCCGGCCCCGACCGCTACGGCAATCGCAATAATCGCCATAGTCGAGAGGCCGGCAGTCTCGGGAATCGTGACCCCCTGGAGGTTCACAGCCGCCGCCGCGTTCGCTTGCGTATCCGTGACTTGTTGAGCCAAAGCCGCATCGACTTGCGCTTGCACCTGATCGGGAGTCATCTTAGCCAGAGCCGCGCTATCGTACGCCCCCGGAATCGCCGGGATGCCAGCCACCGTGCCAGGTCCAAAGGGATTCGTGAACCCGGCGATTTGCCCCCAGGCTTCAGGTGAGTATTTCGCACACTTCGCAATGAAGACGCCCCAAAGCAGCGGATTCGAGCAGTCGATGGTTCCAAAGGGCCACATCGTTGGAAGGTCCGACATATCCCCGACGCCCCGAGCAACGTAGCTCACCGGCCACCCCCGAGCGCCGCTTCAACGGCCCTTCCAAGCCCCGTCTTAAAGAGGTTGCGTTTCGGAACGAACTCCCGGATAAGGCCCGCCGCCACCGGCTCAAGCCCGCAGTCCCAAAGACGGACGCCCAGGTGTGGCTCTACCCGCGTGCGGACTACACGCTCCGCGACCCTGAGTAGCGCCAGATCCGCCCGTCCTTTGGGATTCGCCTTTGTCATCGAAGCATCAACCACGGATTCGGAGCCGCCTTGAGAAGGTTTCCAGATTGCACGTTTCTCGACACGACGCGCGCCGCCTGCTTTCCAATCTCAGAAGCCGCCCCTTCGGTCCGGTTCACAACTGAGAGCGCCCCGCCCGCACACCGCAAAAGTCCTAATTCGTAGTCCGTAAAACCAGGCTTGATCCCGCAGAGATAACCGGCTACTAGTCGTTCTAGTACAGCAGCCATCCCAGGGCTCAAGACTTTCGCCATGTTCTCAAGAGCATCCACCTGAGACGGTTGAGGACGACGATAGACGGCTACAGTGCGCATCAGCGGGCCACCTTCATCAGAAGCAAGACGCCCAAACCGACGCCAGCCACAATCGCTATCGTCTGAGCGTTTGCGTTCAGCCAGGGCGTTAAACCCGGCACCGTGCCACCCGATGCCGCCGTGGGATTCGGGACGCTCGAAATCACCGGAGTCTGGCCCAAGAACGGATCGAGCGTAAACCCGGAATCCGCGCTGGTGTCCAGCGTGGCCGGCGTAACCGC